GGATAATAAATAGATCGAAGGAAGGAATATCATGGAATTCAAAAAAAGAGAAATAAAAAGAGACAATAGATCATCGGAGGATGTTGATCAGGATTCACGACAGCCGTATTCTTTTGAAAATAAGGTATTGGTTGTTTCTGTGGTTTGTGAGATGTTTGAGATTCCGAAGATTAATGAAATTGAAGGTGAATTTCATTTTTCCGCTATAAATCGAAATTACAACATGGAAACAAGAATTCGCAGCATTGTTTATCCCATCGATAGCGCCGATTATATTAGAGAAATTACATCTCACTGGAATAAGTGGACAGAAGGCGAAGGTGCGGGGAAAAAGATTCAATACGCAGTTCGTGAAAATAAGTCGGTGCCAGTTGAAGAGAAGCAAGAAGAGAAAGAGACAGTATCTACATGAGTTGTAGTAGTTGTGGTCAAAAGAAGAATCAGATTCGATCTGATATTCAGATTAATAATCTGATGGGAAGGTTGACATCTGGATTGTGTAAAATTTCTATAAAAAGAGTAAATGAAAATGTTCCAAGAGATGTTTACTGCACTCTACAAGAAGAATTTGTTCCTAGTGAAAAATCTAAAATGCACCGAAACAGAGATAGCGTTTCCGATATAAAAAAGAATGGATATGTTCTGGTTTGGGCAGTAGATAAAACTCTAGGCAGCGGAGAAAGCAAACAATCAGGATGGTTAAAAATTAAAATGGACCAAGTATTGAATTATGATTTCATTGACAGAATTCCTGTCAATTGATTGCGAGATTTAGAATGAGTTATAGACTGTATATTGATATTCCTTTGGGAAGTGATGAAAAAGAAGCCGTTAACACTGTAAACAATTTAATGAGATGGTGTTTTAGCGATGACAGACATCAAGTGGATAAGATGAAATTGCATGGCGTTTCTCAAGTTAATTATCGTCTTGGGTATGACGAAGATCGCCAAAAATCTAATTATCTTGATAAGAATGAAAACGGTCATGTGAGCAACAAAAAGACCAAAATGAAATTGGTATAAGGGCTAGAAGCGGATGGCATTAGCAGCACCGCTTATAACGGTGTATTCGCAGGTTCGAGTCCTGCCTGGCCCACTTGTGAGTGATAAAATGAAACCAGAAGAAATAATTGAAAGATTGCTGGCGGGAGTATGGATTGTATTGTTTCGAAAAGTAAGTGATGATTCTATTCGAGAAATGAAATGTTCACTGCTTAAGGAATATGTAAATTCTGATTTACAACGAAAAGCCATTGATAAACAAGAAGTCCTTCCCGTTTGGGATATTGATAAAAATGCATGGCGAAGTTTTCGTTTTGATAGTGTGATTGATATGCAAGAATTTTCCGAAGAAACAGTGGAATAGAAATCTTCATGCTGTATAATACTATAATAAGGATCATTTAATGAATGAGAGACAATCTACAATTTATATTGCAGGGCCCATGCGTGGGTACGAGGATTTTAATTTTACTGCATTTGATAGACAGGCACAAGTTCTTGAGAAGCAAGGATGGACAATAATCAATCCTGCTGATATGGATAGGCAGGATGGCGCGCCAGATAGTGGACCAATGGAGTTTGATCCCTCTATCAACTATGAGGATCGTGAATTTATGCGGGATGCTTTGAAAAGAGACATGGTTGCTATTTGCGATAAATGCACTGCCATTTATATGATGTCTGATTGGGAAAAGAGTCGTGGTGCAAAGGCAGAATGGCATTTAGCAAAGGCTTTGGGATTGGAGATATATTATGAGGCTCCATTACCAAAAGAAATAGAAGATTAATATTAAGCCTTCGTAACTCAGTCTGGCAGAGTAGCGGCCTTTTAAGCCGATTGTCGTAGGTTCGAATCCTACCGAGGGCATTGAAAAGTGAATATATAAAACACAAGGGGTCGAATAGGTATCGACTGGTTGTTTGAAGGAGATGTTGCACGACGAGGTTGGTCGGCTTGCCTCGTAAAAAGCCGCCTAAATTTTTAACTGGCAACAGTTACGCACTCGCTGCTTAACGCAGTGACCACAAACTCTTGACTCCGATAGGGGGGGAGTGGAAAACATCGGATAGATATGACTGGATGGTAGTGAAGGAAGTATTGAAATTTTACCTACCAAACTCGCCTGGTTTGTCGCTGGACGAAAGCGAGTATATACGGCGACTAATCGTGTAGAGGCACTTTGAATGATAATACAGGACGGGGGTTCGATTCCCCCCGACTCCATAAGAGGCTGAGAAAATTTATGATTTCATTCAACAAAAGGTTTGACTATACCAGAGTGGTGAGGTATACTACTCGTATAACAATAAAGGAACGGGTGAACGCGGCAGCATCCATCTCCTTAAATTTTCAGAATGCCGTAGTTTGAAGGAGAAGTACATATTATGAGTACTCTTACAAAGAAGCGCAAGGTCATTAATTATCTTGCAAACGGTAACGGCATCACCGCGAACGAAGCCAAGTCTAGATTCGGTGTTGGTAATCTTCGTGCTACCATCAGTGACATCAAGAGCCTGGTTGAGTCGTTTGGTAATTGGCAAGTCTCTTCAGTAGAGACAGCCACTGGCCTGACTCGTTACTTTATGGATGACACCCATCCTGGCAAGCGCGTTTACGGTTTCGATACACACGGCAACCGTTACATGCTCTGAGCAATTTGCTCTACTTCTCTTCGGGTGGAGGAAACTCCATCTGAGGATTTTGACAATTGAATAATCTTGTGCGGGAATTGATCTCCCGCACAGCCTGGTGACTGAACAATTTTTCGTCATGCGGAATAAGGTATGTGATTCCCTGTTGTGGGGTGGAAGACGGCCGAGAGGTATAGATTCCAGTTGGGTAACTCTGACAATTACAGTGCGAGTAGGGTATTAACAAATTAGTTGGCCTCGAAAGTTAAGGGTATGATTTAATCCCTTCCAGGCACGAACAATTCGTCCTTGTGGAAATCACAGAGGCCTTCGATGACGCTCTAGGGGAGAAATCCGAAGAGCGTAAAGATGATGTAAGATTCATTACCACTTTACACTGTCAGGCCTCGCAGTGAGGACGATAATCGTTAAAGGCGTGGAGGAAACCCGAACTTTGAACTCGGCAAGTACTTCACGCCTTTTTTGATGATTTAATTTATGAATAAAATTATTGAAATATCGAATATATATGATATAGTTTTGGTAATAAGAATTCTATTACAGGTACAGGAGGTTTTTATGAGTGAAGAAATTATTATTCCAGGCGAGCAGATTATTCGAGGATTGAAGGCTAAATTAGAATATGAATCGTGTGTTTGCACTCCAATTGATAAATGTGAGTGTGATATTGTAATGAAAGATATTCAAGCAGCAAATTCTTGGATACAATCTCTTCCAGGCAACAAGAGTTCTTGTGATGGGTGAAAGAATTCATGGAGCGGGTAAGGGAGATATCTATCGTTCCGTGGATTGGAAAAAATGGGACAAAGGATGGAAATTGGCTTTTAAAAAAAGTCAAAAAGGAAAGTTAATAAATCAAAAAAAGGAAAAGTAAATGGTTGAAGTAAAAATTGTAAGATTACAAACTGGTGAAGAAATTGTTGCAAAGGTAAATGATGAGAAAGATACTATTCTTTTGAAGAAGCCTGCACTTATTCTTCCCGCTGGACAAGGAAGAATTGGACTTGTTCCTTATATTCCATATGGTGAAATTCCAGAAGATGGTTTAGAAATTAAGAAAAGCCATGTAGTATTTATTGTAGATCCTGCTAATGAATTTCTGAATGAATATAATAGTGCTTTCGGGAGTGGATTGGTTGTTGCTGGTGCTGGTGTTGGTATGCAAGGCCCAGAAGGACCAGGGGGAAGTCCTGCTCTAAAGTTGACTCAATAAATGGCTAAAGAAAAAACTAGACTTAAGAAGAAGCGTGATGGTTCTCGATGCGATGTGTGTGGTTTTAGAGTTCGTAGTAAAAATCACAACGATGGTCCTCATCATAATAATTTTAGAGATAAAGGGCAATATAAGCCATCCATATATTAGATGCGCCTGTAACTCAATGGATAGAGTGTCGGCCTTCTAAGCCGAAAGTTGCAGGTTCGAGTCCTGCCAGGCGTGTTGAAATGAGAAAGTATTAAAATGAGTAGAAAAGAATCAAGAAGAAGTTTTCGCCGAAGACGAAAGATCGGCTCTACCAAAAGAAAAGCCAAGAAGAAGATGGGGAAGAAGTAAAGTATGAATTGGAACGAGGAGTATACTAGAAAAAAGCAAAAAGAAATGACTAGAAGGGCAGTTGCAGAAAGCAAAAAGAAATCTAAGCCTCTTTACTCTTATCCAAATTTGTATACCTCCAACGAAAATTCAAAATTTGTAGTTGAAGAAAGAAAAAGAAAAGAAAGAATTGTTTGGCGGGCTGGTTTTATGATTATATCTTTAGTTTCGGCTTTAGGAATTTATGCTATATACTGGGCATCAACATCTTGACACCCCATACCTGTCTGATATAATACAATCATGTCTATGGGACAACTGACAAGAATGACAATTGAAGAGGTCCATAATTATATGGAACAGAATGGCGTTGAAGTCTTTGAATCCTTCACGGATGAAGATGGCGATGTCTATTGGGGATTTGCTGGTAATAGTGGATTCAGCACTTTCGATATGTGCGGACTGGATGAAGACAAGGCAAAATATGCTGCCGTTCTCTTTTATAGATTGGTAAATGAATACGGCATTTGTTTTGGTGATGCTGAAATGTTTGCAGGTTCATATGTTAAAACATATAAGGTTATGCAGAAACCGATGACAGAAGAGGAACAAGAAGAAATTCGCCAAAGAACGATTACTGCTCTCAAGGAAGGCAATGTAATAGATTGTAGGGACAATGTAAATATTGTAGGAGAAGAAGGCGACAACGACCACTATGATATTGGTGGAGAGGGATGAATAGACAAGACAGGGAAATGTACTGGACAATATTTATTTGGATAGGACTGTTTGTGGGTTCTGCCCTTGGCAGTTATGTTCCAAATTTATGGGGTGAAAGTCTCTTTTCTCTTTCTTCAATTTGTTTTGCAACGGTTGGAGGACTTCTTGGAATTTCTGTAGGATACAATTTTTCTAGATGGATGGATTCCTAAATGAAAATTCTTGGTGATTTAAAACTTGATTATTGTGATGTGTTAATTCGACCTAAGCGTTCTATTCTTGAGACTCGCCAAGATGTTGATTTAAATAGACAGTTCACTTTTAAGAATGGGCAAAAGTGGATGGGCATTCCAATTGCAGCAGCGAACATGGATACCATTGGAACAGTCGAAATGGGTAAAGTATTATCAGAATTTGGTATGCTTACTTGTTTGAGTAAACATATTGATCCATTTAATATATATGCTAATGATCATGAAAAATCAACAATGGCTCTTTCGTTTGGAATGGGTGAGAAAGATCGTGAATTTCTTTCAATAAACTCAACCCACTCCCATCTGGAAGACCGGCGAGAACACCCATTCTTTTGTTTGGATGTTGCAAACGGATACACACAAAGATTTATTAATTTTGTTAAGGAGGTTCGTCAAGAATGGCCAGAGAAAATTTTGATAGCAGGAAATGTAGTGACAGCGGAGATGACAGAAGCACTGCTTCTGGCAGGCGCGGATATCATCAAAATTGGCATCGGCCCAGGCAGCGTATGCACAACGAGGAAAGTATCTGGAGTGGGATATCCTCAACTATCAGCAGTGATGGAATGCGCGGACGCTGCCCATGGTCTGGGCGGGTTCATCATGGCGGATGGTGGGTGCCAGTCACCAGGCGATGTATCTAAGGCGTTCGGTGCAGGAGCAGATTTCGTTATGCTAGGGGGATTGCTTGCAGGACACGAAGAATGTGCAGGAGAAGTCCTCACAGACGATTCTGGTGCTTCTCATAAGGTGTTCTATGGGATGTCTAGCGATACTGCTATGGAGAAGCATAGTGGTGGCGTTGCGACTTATAGAGCATCCGAAGGAAAGACCGTAAAGGTGCCATATCGTGGTCCTGTTAGTGTTTCTATTCAGCAAATACTAGGTGGGTTGAGAAGTGCTTGCACTTATGTTGGTGCAAGAAGACTTAAAGATTTGCCAAAATGCACCACTTTCGTAAGAGTTAATCAGCAACTAAATACAATTTTCGAGAACGAAATTTAGTCTATATTATGCCAAACAGTAAGCAAGTTAATATAAAAAGAAAGCACCGAAATAGGCGTGCTAGAGAAAAATCAAAAATAGTGGAACAAAGAAAAAATGCTAAGAGAAAGAATCGGGGCAGTTGGGTTTTATCTGGTGTCCCCCACAAGGAGTTTAAATTATGAGTGATAAAATTCGGTACGAAATTGGTGAATCTGTGGTGAACGGAAATACCTTTAAGACAGGAAGAGTTGTTGATGCTGCTGATGCAGATGACGGCTCTACAGAATCAGTAAAACTTGAATATGAAGATGGGGCTGTGGAGTGGGTTACTACTACCTATGTCAAGAAGTTGCTTTTAGAAACTGATCCTCAACCCAAAACTGAATATTTAAATGAAGATTGGACTACCTGACCCACGCAGGCGAGCGTGGCGGAATTGGTATACGCGACGGACTTAAAATCCGTTGTCCGTTTAGGACATGTGGGTTCGAGTCCCACCGCTCGTATTCTCAGGCCCCATCGTCTAGTCTGGTCTAGGACATCGGGTTTTCATCCCGACAACGCGAGTTCGAATCTCGCTGGGGTCAATAGATAATATCTTCCGTTGTCGGCATCATCGGCATGGCCGGCGGCAAGGGCGGCGCCGCAGCCGGCATGCCCGATATGTCTTCGTCCCCGCCAGGTGATGGTATAAACGCGACGATGCTGCCACCAGCAGGGCCTTCGAAGGACAGTGGCTTCAGCCCTTCGGTTTCCAGGCCAGGGGCAGCATAAATTGCGGGTGCTTCTCGACGCGCTCTTTGAATAAAAGAGGTTCTTGAAGTTATTCTGGATTTTATTTCTCTTATTTCCTTAGCAGTTCTTGGTCGAAGCCGTATTAATTCTTTAATACAAGTTCCTGCTTTTTCATTCCAAACATGTCCGCTGGGGCATCTAGTTTCTGGACCCTTTGATTTTCCTGAAACAGATATCTCTATTGGTTCTTGAGGAACATAGATATTATCTTCCCCTATGGAAGAGCAAGTTCTATGGTGCTGGATAATTATAGGAAGCCCTATGGTGCTTTCGTTTGATAATACTTCTGAAAGGAAAATTTCATTTTTGTCTCCACTGATGGCAATTACCATTGAATTCATTTCATCATTATACTTAGTTCCGTTGACTTTAATTATGTCTCCAGGCATAATTCCCCATTCGTCGAAATCTGGTTTTGAGACTAGATTTATTAATTTATCAATTTTTTTGGAACTAGAGAATTTCGTAGTTTCTATTTGAGGAGTCTTAGTGAAAAATTTTCCTTCCCATCTAGTTTTGTCATAGTTTGCGAAATCACTAGGCGCTTTTGCTACTACTAGATTTCCATTTATAAAGTTAAGAAATGTATATTCCGTACTTATGTCTCTGTCTATTGAATAAAGGTCGTTAACATACCTTGCATTTCTTAGAGTAAATTTACTTTGGTTTGGAACCATTGTTGAAAAGCAAGCATGGATTTGACTTAAATCACTTTCATTATTAATATCAGTCCAGTCAAATGCAATAACATTTTCATCGAACACAACACTCAACCTATTTCTTAAAGTGGTTCTTTTAGACTGTGTGTTGTTTACATCTTTTTTAAACAATAGGCCTGGAAACACAGCCTCGTTTAGAAGACAATATTTTTGTTCTGTAGTGCCTTCTTGCGATGCTGGTTTCTTTTTACTATTGAAACCACCACGGGAAAATACCATACTATGACCCTATACAACGGACAGTTGCTGATCCTACTATACTTCTTGCGTAAATTCTATTCAGATTCGATACTTGAAGGAATATGCTTTCTCCAGGCAAGAGTTTATATCCTGCGCCAGAGTTGGTTCTTAGGCTTTGATTTCCTACCAATATACCACTTATATCATTCGATGAATCACAAGATACATACACACCATTGTAAATTGGTTGATCAGCATTAATAGGTTTAGCATTGCTGCCCACTACTACGCTAAGTGCAACTAATTCATCTGGTTGATAGACTCTTTGAACACAAGTATTGAACATCTCAGAATCATTATCATATTGAGAATGGACAGGAGAATTTTGCCCACGCAAAGCATTCCATTTTCTTATACCATCTTCTATAGATGTAATCAGGGGTGTTAAATCATCGGCTACTGAGGTTTTAATTGAACTAATATTTCCACTGGTGATCTGAACATTGGATTTTATATTTCCTATATTTTCTGATGCATCTCCACCAATACCCACAACATCGGATTTAGTTAGACTACGAATGTTTAGACCACTTGGACTGGCAACTTCAAGTGCGCCTCCAGACAATGGTCCTTTGACTACTAATATATCGCCAGTTTTTCCTTTAACCTTAAGGGAACCACCAGTTGCATTTGTCACATAGACATTTGTACTTAGAGTTACGGTTCCAGTAAATACTCCATTATCAATTGCAACCTTTAATGCACCATCACCAGAAACACCAAGAGGATTACCAGCAGAGTCGAATAGTTTTACATGTGCGGCCGTTAAGCCATCTGCTCCCCAAACTGCAAAATTATCTCTACCAGCAGAAAGATTACGAATTTCCATACTACCGCCGGCAGGACCAGCAACTATTCTTATACCACCAGTAACTTCAATTGCTGTAGCACCCTTAATTCCTACAACACCTACTCTGTCGCCTTTGGGTGTCTTTGAATCTTCGGCAGAGACTCTAGCAGGATGTTCATATGGGAAAGAAAGTCTTCTTGTGATAAATCCCGAAGATCTGGAAGAAGTAACACCAACTCCAAATCCACCAGAAAGTCCCTGAACCGCAACGGTATCAATATCTCTGTCGAGAACAGAAGAATTTGTTCTTGCACCATGAGTTATAAGACCATAGCCAGTTTGACCAGTGTATCCAATTGGTCCACCATATAATCTTCTAATTAATCCCTCACCAGGTCCTCTTCCTGGCTGTCCCCCTCCAAATGTAACACCAACTGGAAATGCAGCGGAGAAACCTTGGATAGAACCTGTTGCTTTAACTGGATTAAAGTGATAATCTCTAGTATGACCAGGGCCATATGCAGTAGGACCACTCTTACCGAATGTTGGGCCCACTATTTGTATAATTCCACCAACAACAGGGTTTAAAATTCCGTCTAGTTTACCACCATGAATTTCAACTGCTTGATTGATGCGCATATCACCAGTGACCTTCAATCCGAAGTTATTATCAATTAATGCGCCAGTTGTTCCTTGGTTGCCATCAAAAAGTTGAACTGGGAATGGATTTATTTTTGTGGTTCGGTAAGTATTATAATTATCACCCCATGCAACTTTTACAATTTGAGCATGGGTTCTTGTAAATCCTGTTCCGCCAGCAGAGCCCCAATCGGTAGCAATTGCATATGTTGCACCACCAACAATAATTCCATCGCCAGTTTGTCCTGCTTTATCTGTATAATCGGTAATAGCCATATTTTAATTCTTCTCCAATGATGGCAAGAGTTGTCTTCTTCTATCTATGTATAAGAATACTACAATAATATATCTTGAACTGTTTGGTATTTAGGGTACAATCCAATCTTGAAAAGAGAAAGGAGTTTATAATGTCCCTGTTTACAGACCATGAGAATATTTCCTTTGAGGTCGACCAATATATTCGAAAAAATGGTGGAGAATATATCGATGCCGTGTTATATGTATGTGAATCACATAACATAGAGCCAAAGGTCGCTGCAAGGTATTTATCACAGCCAATTATTGAGAAAATTAGCATAGAAGCCAGAGATATGAACATGCTCCCAAAAAAATCAGAATTACCGATATGAATTCTTTTGACATTATGTTTTCTGGTTATATAATTAGTGAAACAGTAGGGAGTTCCTACTAGGAATTAAAGGCCACGGGAGATCCGTGGAAAAGGAGAAAAGTATGTCATTTGCAGATTTTAAGAAGAGATCAAAGAACAGTATTTCGAGTCTTACTTCCAAGTTGGAAGAGATGAACAAGAAGTCTTATAAGGATGATCGTTTTTGGCGACCAGAGTTGGACAAGTCCAGCAATGGTTATGCTGTGATTCGATTCCTTCCTGCTTCAGCCGAAGAAGATATTCCGTGGGCAAAGTATTATTCTCACGGGTTTCAGGGACCTGGTGGTTGGTACATTGAAAATTCTTTGACCACTCTTGGTGATAAGGATCCTGTTTCTGAGATGAACAGCCGTCTTTGGAATAGTGGAACTGAAAGCGATAAGGATATTGCACGATCTCGTCGTAGAAAGACTAATTATGTTTCTAACATTCTGATTGTTTCTGATCCAGCGAATCCAGAAAATGAAGGAAAGATATTCCTCTATCGGTATGGACAGAAGATTTTCAATAAGATTCAGGAAGCAATGCAGCCTGAGTTTGAAGATGAAGAGGCAATCAATCCCTTTGATTTTTGGGGTGGTGCAGACTTCAAGTTGAAGGTTCGAAGAGTTGGTGGATTTATTAATTATGATAAGTCGGAATTTTCATCTACTTCTGCTTTGTTGGAAGGACATGATGAGGAATTAGAGAAACTATGGAAGTCTCAATATGCTCTCAAGGAGTTTACCGATGCATCAAACTTTAAGAGTTATGATGATTTGACGAAGAGGCTTCATGAGGTTATTGGAGATGACATTCGGGCAGCCGCGCCGAGTGAAATTAAAACTGTTGAGAACATGAACATTTCAGAAGAGTCCCCCTCTTCCGCAAATGAATCTTCATCGGAGCCAGAGGCTTCCGATGATGAAGCGAGTGATGCATTGTCATATTTTGAGAAATTGGCTTCCGAAGATTAATTCGTAGATTCTTAATTGTGGAGCGAAAGAGAGGCGAAAGCCTCTTTTTTGTTTTACATCATATTGGCATCGCGGTTAGAATTTTGCTCTTCTTGCCATGCGGGTTCTTCCATTGAAGTAGGTACTCTAGTGGGATTTCCTCCTCCACCGCTAGTCACAGTTGAATTGAAGGTGTCACCGCCGCGGTTGACTAGCACGGCAGGCTCTGCTTGCCCGTTTCCTTGCTGTTGGAGCGCCGCTGCTACTTGGACAAATTGTTGAAGAGGGGAACCCCTAAAGGGAGCAGTTTCTATTCCAATTGTAGTAGATGCTTGATCAACGCCAAATATCTCTGGCCCTGTGCCTGCTTTTGCCGCTGCCACTGCTCTTCTCTCTGTTTCTGATCTTACATCAAGGCCAACGGTGGTTGCTGAAAATATGCCGCTGCCTGCACGCACTTGTTCTATTGCTTCTTGTGCCTGACGAATGGCCCTTTGATCTTCAAATTCGTAGAAATTAGTTGTTTCTCTTAATTTTTGAAGCATTTTATTAATATCTCTTCTTTCGTGGAATAAA